GTCCTGATCAGTTCGACGTCCATATCTTTTTCGTAGTTCAGGAACCACGAACCCTTCTTTGTCTGCGGCATATCGGAGAGGATCATCATCGAGTGGTTGCACGAGTGCTTTCCGAAGAATCCCTTGCTGCCACCATTCGCTGGAAGAGTCTCGTCCTTGAGTTTCGCATAGTCGATGAACTTTGCCTCATCGACAAGCAGCCATGATAGAGTGAGCGAGTTTGAAGAGCCTGGACGGTCCTGTGATATTATCACTATTCGGCTGCCGTTGTAGAATGATATGACGTGCTCGTACTCCGCTGGCTCCGTAATTGCAGGCTTGTACGTCTTCGGAGGCTTGCGTCCGATGACATAATGCACGCCGTTGATGTATCCCCACCTTTTCCATGCCGTTATCATTCCAGGTATCGTGTTTGTCAGGCCGTGCTTGAATGTTGGTACCACGATTCCTCCGGTACTGCCAGGCATGCGCTGGATGTTCCTCAGCACGAATGGCGAGGCGATAGAATCGGTCTTGCCGGTTCTTCGCCCTGCCACTATTATCGTCTCGTGCGCCCCGATGAGGAACGTCCGCTGCTGCACCTCGTTAAAGTATATCTGTTTCTGCTCCATTCTCAATCATTTTTGGAAACAACCTTGCCTCTTCAGTGTCTGCATCCTCGTAGTCTATGTCTTCAATGTCAGCAATCTCGCTCGAGTACTTCTTGATGAGTCCGCTTATCTTGTCGCGGAGGTTAGGTATCGGCTTTATGCCGAGCACCGTAGGGTCTGACGTAGCGACGAATGGCTGCACGACAATCAACTCGAATGGAAGGTCAACCTCCTCCTCGAGTTCTATGCGGTTGTACTTGGCGTACGAAGATAGCGCCTTTTCCATCGTCTTCACGTCCTTTCTCTTCTCTGCCATCCTGAACGTCTGCATTATCATCTCGTTGAACCTCCATCGGTGGAACTCTCTCGAGCACTGCCCTATCAGTGGCAGCAGCGCCTTGACCACAGTGAGGTCGCGGTATGCCTGCGACTTCTCTATTCCGTACGCTGCCATTATCCTCGTGACAAATTCCTTGTCTGAGGTGGAAGGATTTGCGACCATGTACTGGTACATGTCACGTACTCGTATGACGTGCTGCACCTGTCGCTCGTTGTATCTCTTCTGGAGTTCCTCCTCCTTCGTGAAGAGGTCTCTCTTCACTATGTCAACGATGTTCTCCTGCATTATTCGTCCTCCTCCATTTCTATAAGATTGTCTCTCATCGACTGCATCGCGAGAGGCGATCCAATCATCGCCAGTTTCTTCTCGTGGCGTCGCATCTCTATCTGAGTCTCGGTCTTTCCCCTTGCGTATCTTCTGTGTGCCTCGCTGGAAGAGTCATTGATCTCCTCCTTGAGTGCGAACTCATCAACTCCGAGGTCAATGGCTATTGCGGAAATTGGCAGGTACAAGCCTGCCAATTCCTCTATGCGGTCGAGTTGTTCCTCTGTGAATGCTATCATGCGAATGTACGATTGAATACGTCCGAGAAATAGCATGGGTCATCATACGTCCAGTCATCGCGGTCGTATGACATGTCCTCGTAGTTTGTCGTTGCAACCTGGAACCACGCGCACGCGCATCCTGAGAAGAAGTATCTGTCTATCTCGTGGAAGGCTATTCGTGTGTTCAGGTACATCTTGTTGTTGGCGATGCGAATGGACTCGTCCATCAGTTTTGTGCAGCACTGGTTGAACAGTTTCCGCATCTTGTCGAATCGGTCTTTCCTTGCAGCCTCGTCATCTATCGGATAGCGCATCGCAAGAAACACAACCTTCACGTCGTTAGTATGCGGAGTGTTGCTGAGGTTTATCGTTCCATCGCCTTCTTCGCTTACGCAGAAGAACGACTCTGTGTCCTGGAGTCTTGACATTGCCTCTTCGAAGCCCTGAAGCCCTGACACCCTGCACATCTTGAAATTTCCGTGCCGCGCGATTCTGTTGTTCTCGCAGATCTCGCTGAAAAAAGCGTATGCGTCCCAATTCATTTTGCCTTCTTGTTAAGTTCCTCGTAATCCCTTGCCTTTGCGTCGAGTTCTGTGAGCGCACGGTGAACCGGCATTGCAAGTATCTCCTTTTCCTTCGTGATGTCTCCCTGTGTGAGCGCACGTATCTGGGAGTTCATCGAGTCTGTGAGTCTTCGGTGGAGGTCTTCGTCACTCTCGCCTTTCGCACCAGCGAAAAGGTGACGGTACTGCATCGTGCAGTAGTTCTTGAACGAAGCCCACCAGAAGAAGATCATCAGTCGGTTCTCCTGTGCGAATGGCTTTCCGTTTGGCTTGTCATATACTATGTAGCCGATGTTGTCGATGAGGTCTCCGTTCTGCGTGTGCAGATAACCCTGGTAAAGGTTGTCGCAGACAAGGTACTGCTCGAACGTCAGTTCCTCCATAGTTTCGCTCATCGCAACGTGGCTGCCTATCTTGGAGAGTCTCACCGGATAGTCGGGAATCTCCTTGAGCCATATCAGTTTCTCTATACCCTCGGCAATGACGTGAGCCTTGAGGTTAACTATTCGCCCATCGAAGAGTTTCACGTCATAGGACCTGTCTTCGTATTGTTTCAGCACTGACATCTTGCCCCACCTCATGAAGCAGTATGCAAGGATGAACTCAATCTGACTCTCCGGAAACTTCGTTGAGAGCCAGAAGTAGTATGAGACCTGCTCATGGTTGAGTTCGTTCCAGCCTCTTGGCAATTCCACGTCTATCGTCATAGCCAGTACCCTCCACTCTTTTCGGTGTTTTCGAATCTCTCCACATTCCAGGCAAGACCTGTCGCTGACGCTTCCCATGTGGATTTGAATGATGAGTGACGTATCATGTCAACCATCTGTCTCAACTCCATCGCCGGCAGCGGCTGGCACATTGCGTCATCGGCCGTCTTCCTAGCGTCACGAATCTCAATCTGACTCATCATCCTCAGCAATGTGTCGGCGTCCGTATCGTTGGAGGTTGACTCTCCTCTTGCTCTCGCTCTCAATACGGCCATCAACTCCTGCGACACGTATTTCTCTGCCATGAGGTTCTCACGGATCGAGAATCTGTTCTGCAGTTTTTCATACTCCAGAAGTATGTCCTTCGGCTCGTCCGTATTGCAGACTACGTAGTATATGTCGATGTTCGGGAAGATGCTCATCTTCTGCAGCGCTGTGATTGCCGCACCTTGCACGCTGATGAGGTTTCTGCATATTATGCTGAGCGAGTGGTTCACTGCCTCGTTGAGTGCCCTGCGCAGGTTCTCTACCCTTTCCTTGCTTGCCGGTGCTACGTTCGTGTTGGAAACCACTCCGAAACCGTTCGGTGTAAGGATGAGGTCGAGCGAAGGTATCGCGCGACGGAACGACTCGTTTGCGACATACCTCTTCACGACTGGCATTATGCCTGTCGGAATAGTCGCATCTCCCTTGACCTTCACGTCAAATTCCTCCTCCACCTCGCTGATGAACGGAGTTATCTTTGCAAAGAGAGTTGTTTCTCCGGTGATTTCCCTCATCACGTTAGGGATGAGGCTGTGCAGTTCTGCGTTGTCCTGGATATACATGTCATTCGTTGGTTAAAGGTTTCACGTCAGTATGCTCGTCGAGAGTTGTCAGCATTAGCAGCGGACATTTAGGCTTTGCGCCTTCCCACTTGTTGTATGCTGCTATCAATCGGAACGGCGAGAACATCAGGTCGTGGTATGGACGCTGTCTCAATTGTGCTATGGTGTAGAGTTCTCGCTTGTCGCTGCCACTGTTGTTGGTCTGAGTCTTACCTGGCACTGAGCCTACAAGGTTGGAGTGTACTCCCATGGAGAAGCAGATGATGTTCACCGCCTCGCTGAGGTCCTGCTCCCAGTCTCCTCCCTGCTTGCCTGTCTCTATTGGCTTGATGATAACATCGTGCTCTTCCTTTCCGTCTGGCCATACGGTCAGACCGCTGAAAAGTACCTTGCCCGAGTTCTGCGCGCCTGTCAGGTAGTCTATGAACTCCTTCTTCTTGCTGTTGATGAGTTTCTTTATCTCCTTCTTGTCGGTCAGCGCTGACTCCTCGATGAGTTTCTTCCAGTAGTTTGGGCTGACCTCAATCTGATACTTGAGAGGTGCAGAGTTGGTTATCTTCGCCTCCTTTGCTGTGGCTATGCAGCGCTTTATGTTGTACCATCTGGAGGTGAAGATGCTGCCGTAGTATGGGATTGGATAGTACATCATGTCAACGGAAGGTATGCGGACCAGCATTGCGTAGTTGTGTACGCTCTTGTGTTTCGTTGCCTTCTCGCGAAGGTCTGCAAGCGGACGGTTCACGTCAAGCAGCGGATAGATCCTGTGTGGAGGATTGTTCGTGTTGCGCCAGTTTGCGTAATAGATGTTCTCTATCCTTCCCTCCTCGTTGGCCTTCTCGAAACGGACGTTGCACGCCTCCTTGCGCTCGATGCTCACAATCTTAGAATTGTCTCCGTTCATCATCAGCACCACTACTGCAAAAGCATAATGCTTCATGTCCTGGCACATTCCGAGCCATGACGAAGAGACTGCGTTCTCCTCGAAGAACTCACGTATCTGTTTCTTCGCTGCCTCGCTGCAGAGTTCGTCATCGAACTCTATGCCTCCTCCATAGAGAATTTCGGAGTTGAATGTCTGGCACGAAGAGACTGTCTCATCCTGCTCTATCTTCTCAAGTATGTCATAAGGAAGGTTGTTGTCTATTCCCCATTTTATGACAGGCCTGCCGTCGATGATCATCGGCGACATGTCCTGTTCCTCGCGGTATCTGATGCGTTTCGTCTCGTTCGAGAACATCACGGAGTAACTGTTCTCTACTGCGAACACGCTCTTCGTTTCGGCTAAAATTGCCTCTAAATTGACGGATTTGCTCATTTTTTCTTCAATTATGGTGCAAAAATAGTGTTTTTTCGCTCAACTGACAAAGACACGGACATTTTCGTGAGCCCACGAAAATGGTCTACAGATATACCAGCATTCCGTTGATAGAACGGATGCAGCAGTCGCGGAGCGAACGTATCTGGCCTGATGCGAGTATCTTTATCTTCCTCGTTCCGTCAGTTATGTTGTTTATGGAGATGCAGTCTTTGTACAGCAGCACCTCACCTGTCGACTGCTTGTACACCTCCAGTATCATCGGGTCGCCGCTGTTCAGCATCTTCTGCGCTACCGTTATGTGAATCTCTTCCATTGTCCATCATTTCGTTAAGTCCGATCGTGTGGAACTCAATCATGTCCTGTATGCTGTCAAACAGCGACGTGAATACGTTCCGGTCTGTTGTTATTATTGAAGATTCGTAGCGGTTGCCTCGTGTCAGGTTCTGCGATGTCACGATGCTGACAACCTTCGTGCCGTTTGATATGAGTATTACCTTCGAGTGGTTGTCAGCAAGGTATGACTCGTCCGCTACGTTCGATATGAACTGCCACAGGTTGATGAGTTTGTTCGTTGCTGTGTGGTCGAGTATGAGCGTCAGCCTCCCGACCTTGCAGCGTTCCTTGAGCAGCACCAGTCTTCGGAGGTATTCCTCCGAGACCGAGAAAGTGGTCTGCCATATCTGCATGCTGCTGCCGTCATCAATCTGTCCTATTGCCCATTCGATAATGTCCGACACCTGCAGCTTGTTTGTCAGCGCTGTCTGTGTCGGACATTCTGTCAGCGGCTTCAGCCCTGACCATTCAAGCCTCTGCCTCTTGTTTGTACGCATCATATCTCTTCCAGTTCTCCACCCTCTTCTTATCGAGATCCACGAGTTCCTTGAGGAACGGATAGCGGTCGCTGTCGTGACATGCGTCACCATCGACAGGAATCTCGGCCAGTTTGAGATGGAGATGTCTCATCTTCTGGAGAATGTCGAGATTGTCGGTGTAGCATTTCTTGATCTCATCAGGAAGAGAGTCGTGGTCTGCACGCTTTCCCTTCTGCGCCTCTTTCTGCACCGTCTTTCCCGACTTGTCAATCTTTGTCTCCTTCACCATCTCGTCAACCCGGTGCTGCAGAGCCTCGACGTCAAGGTGTGTAGTCTCTCCGAGTCGCAACTTGAGATGCTTGTACATTTCGTACTCTATCTTCTCGGCGAACTTCGGAAGGTTGCGCATCATGTTCGCATGGAGAATCTTGTTCCTCGTCAACTGCAGTACCATCGTTGCGCCCTCTTCGAGGTTTCTGCTCTCTTTTGGAGTCGACAGCCAGGCCTGCATCTTTTCTGTAAATTGATTGTCCATATTTGTATATAAGTGTTTGTGTTTGATATAGTTAATATCATTTTCACATCACGAAATCGAAAACTTTTTTGATAAAAAACAAGGCGGACGAAAGCCCGCCTTGCCTGGATTGATCATCAGTTGCCTGATGCCACGAATGAAGCCGTGAGAGCAGTTGCTGCGTTCACTGCGATTGCACGTGTCGCGTTGGTGTCGTTGTCGCTCCACTTCTCGAAGGTTTTGCCTGTGCCGGCAATTGCCTTGATGGTTACTACGGTACCAGCGGCCACAGTCTTAGAGCAGGATGCAGATGCAGTCTCGGTGTCAACCTGGACTGTGCCGTCACCCTGTGTGCACGTCAGAGACACTGTGTAGTTGGTAGGCTCGTTGATTGTGCCGTCCTCGGTCACGATAGGACCGGTGTAGAACGGAGCAGGCATTACGTCAGTAGCCTCGATGTTGATGGTTGTAGCGGCATTGCCTGCTGCACCCTGGCCGAGGTCCTGTGACATAGTTACCTTTGTGTTCCACTTGTCGTTGCCGATCACGCGGAATTTACCGTCCATGTCCTGGATGATAAACACGAGGTCTGAGTTGTTGAGCCATCCTGCTGCTGCAGTGGCAATCTCGTCAGTTGCTGGGTGAACGAGTGTCGCCTTGTTCAACTGAGTCTGTGAAGGAGCCTCGCCCTGTGCCTCTGAGGTCACGGTTGACTTGTCGACAAGGATGTCGATTGCCTTCCATGTCCTGTCGGTTGCAATGGTGAAGTTTCCGACCAGCGTGCCACTTGTCACGCGGCCGAGTGCGTCAGTTGCAGGCTGTGGCCATGCAACGATGTCTTTCTTGTCGATTACGTACAGGCGTCCGCGCATGCCTGGGTACGCAGCCTTGCCAGGGCACCACTTGAGTGATGCCGCCAGCGAAGTGCATGTGTTGGTAGTTGACATAACTATCTATTGTTTTATGTTAGACAATGTTATTCTGCCTCGTCTGCAGCGAATGTTGCAGTGAGGGTCATGTTGCCGTTGACTACGATAACACGGTTAGCGTCTGTGTTCTCGTCACTCCACTTAGTGAAGTGGTAGCCTGTTGCTGCTGTAGCGCCAATCTGGAGACGGCCACCTGCTGCAACGGTGTTGCTTGCTGCTGGGCTGACAGTGCCGTAAGAAGCGTTGTTTGCTGCGAGAGTCACAGTGTAGTTGGTAGTGTCTGCCAACTCTGCGATGAAGAGCATTGACTTGTCGAGAGTTGCGAAGTTCACGCCGAAGAACGAAGAAGCGACGAAGTCGAGGGTGAAAGGAGTTGAGCCCTTTGTAATCTCGACATTAGTGTCAGCACCCATGTTGTCGTAGCCGATGAGCATGTTGCTCTTTGGTGCGATTGTAATGTACGAAGAATTTGCCTTGCTTGACAGTGGCACGAACTCAATCTTGCCCATTGAACCATCAAGGTATGTCTTGCTGAATGCTGTGTTGTAGACAACAGAGCCATGCTCGTTGCGATAGCAGCGGCAGTACTTGTCGTAGATGTCGTAAGAGCAGAAGATGTAGGCACCGTTTGCACGGAGTTCTGGAGAGAGAGATGTGAGGATCTCGTCGAAGATGTCAACTGCGTTCGAGTCAGTGATCGCTGTTGCAAGATGCATGTAGTTGCCCTTCAGTGCCGAGATGTTGCCTGCAGTCTTCTCAGTGGTTGTGATTGTGTCAAAACCATTGAACAGGGTTGCGCTGGTTGTGCCTGCGTCGTTGCGCGATGCTGACCAGAGAGCGTCGTTCAACTTCTTGGAGATGCTCTTTGCCTTAGATCTGAGCATATCCCTTGCAATCTTGATTGTTGTCAGGTCTTCGAGTTGTGTTCCCTCGCCAATCTTAGACAAGACTGTCTTGTAGAGGTCAGTTGGGTTGAAGCCTGTCCAGTTTACACCGAAGAAGGTTTCGAGGCAACGTGCCTTGATTGTAGTGTCGTCACTTGCCCTTGTCATTGAGTCGGAGTAAGGACGGAGTTCTGCGTTAGACGAGAGTTCTGGAGTGAACTCCTTGTAACGAACGCCGGCGTGCTCCTCCATGTACGGGATGGCTTCCTCCATACCGAGGACCATCATCAAGAGGATTTCTCCGCGATACTTGACCGCTGCACCCTGCAGGGTCGCCAAATCTGGGGTTTGAATTGTCATTGTTTTCTTCCTTTTTTTGTTGTTAATAATTCTTGTTGATTAGAGGTACTTTAGCGCCTCGAGTACCGCCTTGCGGTCCTTGGCAAACTGCAACGCCTCGTTTTCAGTTTCTGGCTCGTTGTGAACCTGGTTGCTTGGCTCTGCAGGCTTCTTGCTCAGTTCCTCGACCTTAGCAGTCAACTCGTCCACCTTGGCGGTAAGAGTGTTCTTTTCGGTACTGAGTGCTGCCTTGTCAGCCTCCATTGCAGCCAGGCGCGCCTCGATGTCAGTTGCCTGATTCTCGGTGATTGCAATCACGCCATCCTTGACTTCGAGATTCTCAATCTTGAGGATCTCGCAAATGTTCTTTGCTGTCATATTAGTTAATATTGAGTTAATTGGTTGTTCTTCCTCGTTCACCAACTGAACCTTGTTCTCGGTTGTGAGTCCGAGAGCCTTTGCGATGCGCTCGACGAGAGTGTAGAGTTCTCCCTTCTCGCGCTCCAGTCCTGCAGGAATAGGAGTGCCTGCGCTGTTCATCGCATGGATCATTGAGTTTGTGAGTTTCATCGGTGCCTTGCCAGGCTCCACGATCTCATCCACGAACCCCCACTCGAGAGCCTCCTCTGCAGTGAGCCAACTCTCCTTCTTCATCAACTCCTGGAGCTCGTTCTTCTCCTTCTTGCAGCGGTTTGCGTACATTGTCGCAATGACACTGTCGAACTTCTCGAGGTTGTCGCGGTTGGTCTTCAACTCCTCTATGTATTTGTCAATGTCCTCGGCTGTCATTGCAGACCACTCGAATACCTCGTTACGTACACGATGGACGAGATACATCGCATTGCTCTCGATGCAGATGTGCTTTGCGCCCATCGATGCGATTGTAGCAGCGGAGGCGTTGAGACCTGTATAGTAGACAGTCACGTTTCCGTGACGTGCCAGTGCTGACGAGATTGCCAGGCCGTCAGCGACGAGGCCACCGAGAGACGAGACTAGTATGTTCACCTTCTTCTCCTTTCCGCAGCGGTTGAGGAAGTCCCGGACCATTGCCTGGTTGAAGGTGTAGTCGCCTACGTAGCCGTTAAGTTCAAGATCGAATTTCATTTTTCTGACTTTTTAGAGTCCACTGCGCCGCCTGGACGCGAGGGGACTGTTGTTTATGGTGCAAATGTACACTGAATACACTCCACCACAAAAGACGCGCTGCAGTCGTCTCCCGACGGCTGCAGCGCTGCACTAACTAATAACTTGTTTATGGTAAGAAAATTGAGGGTGTCATCTGAAGAGGTTGCACCTTACGAGTGCCCTCCGTCCTGAATACTCTGCCGAGTATGTTATGACTGCGGCATTCCCCGATGGCGTTCCGAGTGAACGCTCGCGTGTCAGTTTTATGCCTGGAGCCTCCCTTGCTCCAAGCAGCCACCACTGGCCGTTCACGTCCCTGATGAGGATCGCCAGTGCGTAGTCGTGCGGTAGTTCCTCTACCGTGCGGAATGAGAGCGTCGCAGTCTCCTCCTGTCCATTATTCTCGTTTGTCATCGAGGCGCTGCACTCAGCCTCGCCCTCGATTGCTATGGTTGTGACTGGGTAGAACACCTCTACCGAGGCGCCAGCCATCGCTGCCATGTCAGCGTACGGTGGGATGTGTTCTGCCGGCATGTAGCATACCTCAGCAATTCCCGGAAGTCTCGTTGCCATTGTTTCTCTTTTTTGATTTCTTGTGTTGGTAATATATCTGTCTCTGCCGCTGGTATATCTTCTGCACCGCAAGCAGACACGTCTCGTCAAGGAAATCCATTCCGTGCAATGCCATGTAGTTCTCTATACACTTGTCCTGACGGAAGTACTTTCCCAGGAACTTGTGCATGTACGAACCAAAGTCATAGCAGAAGTTCTTGCGGACCACTTCCATCAGTTCCTTCTTGAATTTCGGAGCAATGTAGTTATAGACTCTAGGGTCCTTCTGCTTGTAGTATGGCAGTTCTATCGCCAGTGTCGTGTCTTCAGGAATGCTTTCCGGAACATAACTCTGCGGCTTCTGCAGGAACATGCAAAGCGCCTCGCTCTCGAAACTGCCCTTGATAGGCTTCACGGCCTTTATGTTCGACCTTTCGAACTTGTAGACCTCGGTCTTGAAAACCTGATCGTCCGCGTGTTCGTGTTCCAGACACTGATGCGCATACCACTGGGCGAGGTATTTAGGAAAGTTTACGTAAATTAAGTATTCAGACATAGAAAACTGATAAAAACACTACAAAGTTACACATTTTCAGCGACATAGCCAAATAATTTGGTAATTATTTTCAAATTATTTTTCAACAAAATGCGTAATCAATATTTTCTACTCAACATTCTCAACAACTCAACATCGGCTGACTGATAGTCAGTTAGCGTGTTGAGAAGGTGTTGAGTAATGTTGAGTAATGTTGAGAAAGTTGAGACGTGTTGAGAACGAACTCAACACTATAACTATTTGATATTGATTTTATTATGTGTGTTTGTTGAGATGTTGAGTAAAAATAACACTTGAAAAAACACTAATGACACAAACGCGCGGATTTCGCAAATTCAACAACATCGACATCTCAACAATTAACAATTCAACAACATTGACAGCCTCGCGTTGCGGAGTGGCGCCTGAACTCCGCTGTGAGGGTGACGTAAAAGCGTCCCTGGACCTTTGAAGGCAGGGAGAGACCTCTCCCACCAAATTTTTATGATAAATAGCCAAAGTGAAAACACCATAAAAAAAAGAGTACCCCGTCATCCCGACGAGATACCCTTCCACAAAAAAAACACTATTGTATATTAGAAAAGAACTTGTAATCTATTCCTCCGTCTCTTTATAGAATTTCCTGTTCACCCTCGCACTCTCATCAACTCCACCTCCTCTGTCATCAGCATCACCCTCTCGCTTCTGGGAGTGATTTTCGATATACATACGCGTCATCACAGCGTAGTTCGCGAGGTCTGTCAGCGTGTCGATGATGCTTTCATCATCCACCCTTGAGGCGTTTTCAAGCAGTGTCAGGAATCTCTTCCACTTGTCATACATTCGACCTGCAGGCACCATCAGACCACATTTGTCGATTGTCTCTTCGAAGGAATTGCCATAGTCGGCATTCTTCTTCTCATACGTCTCTCTCATCTCCATTATGATCTGAGTGAATCTCTTTACGTTTTCGTTGTTCATAACTATTCCATGTTTACTGTTGTTGTTATTATTACTTTATCGGCATTGACTGACTTGCTTATCTTACAGATCGAGCAGACGTCCTCTCCGAATTTAACCTTGTATTCGCACTTGATGCACTCATCAGGAAATATGAATACTGTCTTTACCTTCTTTGTCATAGCTAAACCATTTTCACCTCTTTGATATATTCACGGTCGCTAATCTCAATCTTCGTGCATCTGCTCAGAATCTCGCATAATGGAAGCGTCTGCAGTTTCGCACATTCCGGTTCAAGAGAGCACTTGTAGCAATGATTTTCCTCGCATTTTTCCAATGTAATTTCCAATTTTGCCATAACAGTTATTATTTAGTTGTTAGTTACTTTCTCTCGAAATCC